TTCTCTATTTAATAAAGTAGGGTAAGTAATTTTAGTTGGTTTTTTTATTCTTTTTTTCTTTTTTTTCATATTTCTCCTTTATTGAAATGGGTATCCTAAGTTCCATATTACTAAACTGTTTCGTTCACCACTTTTAACTGGACATACTCTATGCCATACAAAAGAAGGAAACACAACTAATGATCCTTTAGGTAATATTTCTGTGCATTTTTTAACGTTTCTTTTTTTATCTGGATCCATGTTTCTAAAATCAAATTCTAGTTCTCCACCTTTATAATCTTTTGGATCTGATAGAGTAACAGTTACAGATAATTTTCTAATTTTTCCATGTGTTGGATTATTAGCTTCTCTTTGATATGGTCTATCCCAACTATCACAATGCCAATCATAGTATTGGCCTTTTTTATATTTTGTAAATTGACAAGACTCAGAATAATCCCAATTAAAATTCCAACCCGCTGATGCATTTGCTTGATGTATATAAGGTTGTATTTCTTTATATATCCATCTATCATTCATCCAAACAATGTTAGAATCTCTTTTCTTTTTTAAATCTGTAATTTGTTTTTGATTTAATTTTTTATCACCATAACCACCAGTGACTGCCATTTGTTCTTGAAGTTGTTTTCCGTATTTAGAAATATCATCACAGATACGTTCTGGGATTGCTGATTTAAAATACCAATAATAGTTTGTTAGGTTCATATTTCTTTATAAACTTAATATAAATGATTTTTTAATATTTGTAAAGTATAATTATGCGGATACCCAAGCTAGTGTTGATGCATCCCAATTAAAATTGTTAACTGGATCTGATTTATCTGTTGCAGTCCATTTTAAATTATCCTCATCCCAAGAAATATTTTTGTCTGTTGTATCTGTTGGATAAGTAACCGGTGCTTGCCAATCATCATTAGCATCTAATAACCATGAAGCGTAAGGTTGTGGACTTATAAATTTATTTTTTACAGGATCATAAGTATAACCTACACCTGCAAATTGTTTTCTAAAATTATGATTGTAAGAAGTTTGTTTCCAAATACCACCATTAAAAAAATTAATACACCATGTTTCACCATCTATGTGTTCGTCCGATGGTACACAATCGTTGCCTACAACGACTACTCTTTGGACTACGTTATTATCATCTAATTCTGCGAAATGTGCCATATTTTTATAAATTAAGTTATTGTTAAAGTTCCTGAAACTGTAAATGTTGCAATTTTAAAACTACCTGCTGGCGCTGGCAACGTTGTTATTGTATTTGTACCAGGTGCTGCTGAAACACATGTGGTAGCTGGAAATCTTAGTACAACTATTCCTGAACCACCATTTTTACCTGCAGCCTGAGCAGCAGGAAATGGAAAAGGAGCATTTGATCCACCGCCACCACCACCACCTGTGTTGGCTGTACCAACTGTAGCTGCTAAATAGTAAGCAGGTGGTCCTGCTGCACTACCAATTCCACCACCACCTGGGCCTCCTAAACTCTGAGGGTAGCTAGGGGTATTTGCTTGAGCTTCAACACCACCACCGCCACCACCTGCATATATTGCAGGAGATCCAGTTATATTTGTAGTAGCTCCCGCACCACCACCTCTTTCTGTTGCAGGGTTAAGTGAGTTAAGTCCTCCTGGAGATAAAACTGATCCTCCAACTGCCGTTGCTCCACCACCACCACCAGCACCTTTAACACCGCCAGCGGGCGATTGAGTGTCAAGACCTTTTCCACCAGGATTACCTTGAGGTGGACTTGTAGGGGGAATATTACCTGCTCCAGCGGTTTGAGGGGCGCTTTGAGTACCAGCTCCAGATCCACCATCACCTGGATTTGGATTGGCTACTCTATAGTTTCCACCTCCTGCTGATGTAATTGTAGTTGTATAAGCAAATACTGAATCTCCTCCTACACTACCAGTTCCTCCAGGTGAAGGATTACCTGCACCTCCTGCACCAACTGTTATTGCATATGGTCCTGGTTCTACCGCAAAACTTTCTACGCCAGATCCTAAAGGTGAGGTTGTATAACAACCTGTTCCACTACCGCTTGATTCTCTAAATCCACCTGCGCCACCAGCACCAGAAATTTGTGAACCTCCGCCACCACCCCCGGCAACTACCATGTAATCTAAAAAAGCTGCTCTAGAACCTCCGCCACCAAACCCTCTTCCTGATCCTGCTCCAAATGTTGATTTTAAAGGCATAATCTTTCTCCTCCTAATTTTTTTTATTACGCAAACTGTGTTTGTGATGCTAATGTTGTAAATGTAGCATCTCCAGTTTTAATAATTGTATAAGTATAAACATCAATTGAACTTGCATTTCCTTCAGTAGGTGCAGAACCACCTTGCCATTCTGGAGTAACACCAGATCCATCAATTTGAACTGCGTTGTTGTAATAAGCAGATCCACCTTGTGGAACTAAATGAGCAATAGTGATTGACTCACCTGTGTCCATAATTGAGTTTAAAGAATTTGATCCATCACCTCTAATATTTAGAGTGTAGTTTCCTGCAGCGTTTGATGTGAAATTTAAAACTGCTTGTGTAAGAACATCGTAGTTAATTGTTCCCGTAGCTGCGGTTGCTGAAGATGTAACTTTTTCTGCAACACTTTGAATTTTACCTTGACCATTGAAAGTTGCTCTACCAACTCCTTTTGGAGTAAGATTTAAATCAATGTTAGTGTCTCCACCAGTTGCAGATATTTCAGGTGCATTACCTGTAGCTGCGTTAGCTACTGTGAATTCATTAACAGCTGATGCAGCTGTAGTAAATGTAATTTGTTCATTAGAGTTTTCATCAAGAATACCATGAGCTGTGTCAACAATAATATTTTGACTATTTGTATCTAAGTCTGCTGAAAGTTGTGGTGAGTAGTCAGATGATAAATCTGTGAATGCTGTATCAACAACATTAGTACCATCAGAGTAAATCATTTTAGTACCTTTATCTGCTGCTGCCCAAGTTACACCTGTTCCAGAAGAAGTTTTAAAAGTTACTGTGTGAGCACCAGTAGTAGCATTATCCACTACAAAAGTTTTTTCAATTGAATCAGGGATTACGACGTTAACCGCACCTGCAATTGTTCCTGTTAATTTTAATACTTGGTTTTTACCATTTGATAAAGCACCATTTGAAAAAGTTAAAGTTGCTCCAGTTGTAATAGCAACTGATTGAAATCCACCAATCGCTTGTTCTAGAATTAATAAGTTTGTATTTGTAATTTGTCCCCAAGTTCCTGAGTTTTCTCCAGTAGCTTGAACTGTAAGTTTTAAACTTGCTGATGTTGAATTCGCCATATTTTTATACTCCGATTTACTTAATTTATTAAAATTTTTCTATAGTGTCAAACTATAATTATGCAGCGTTGGTATAAATTTCTTGCCAACCTGGAGGATCGACTGGTGCTGTGCCAGTATTAACTTCGTTCCAAATCAATACATTTGTAGCGGTTCCTAAGCTATTTGTCAATCCAAATCCTGTTGGACTTACTGTTGCTGTACCTATTACTTCAGTAACACTATTTAAAGTAGCTGTTAACGGAAATCCTGTTACATCTACTTGAGTTAAGGCTACTAATTCAGCATTACCTGTAGTAATAGCCATTGATAAATTATTAGCTACATTTGTTACAGGTGCATTTGCATCTCCACTAATATTAAAAGTATTACCAGCCGCTAAAGCAGCGGCCATTGCATTTCCAGTTAAAGAAACATCTGGTTCAGGATCTACACCAGAAAAGTTTTCTAGCATAGACATTGCTAAAGTTTCAGTTACTCCATTACCCCAAGCAAAATTACCCCAGGCAGATTTGTATCCCCAATAACCTACAGAGGTACTGGTCACCTGTGCTATTGTATTTGCATCAAGGTTAGTTGTACCTTGAGACATTGTAATTGGTAAAGATGCGGGAGTTACTGTTTCAGGATCATATGACAATGTCATTGTCATAGCTATACCTGTAGGCTGTGCTATGAAAGAAGCAAATGCTTCCTCATCACCAAGAGTAGCAGTTAAAGGTAATCCTGTAAGAGTTAAATTAGAATCACCATCAAAAGAAATACCACCAGATCCTTCAGCGGCTGTAATTAATAAATTTGTATTGTTGACAGGAACATTTAATCCAGAAGATCCCCATAACTCAGTTCCCCAAGTATCAGAT